CCTTGAAGATATAACTATTTCTAGTTATGTTTAGCTGTTGCCGAATGATGTAGTATCCGTCAACGATGCGCGGAAGATAGCACCTGCCATTTCAGCACGATTTGGCGTAACACCAAATGATAAGTATGAATCTACGAACCACTGAAATTCACTGTTTTCGTAGTAAACCTTAGAAGTAAGTGGAATAGTTTAACCAGCTAGTAATGCTTTAGGCATTAGTAATACTGCTGCACAGTTAACGTCAGCTAGTGTAACGTCATACGAGTTGTTGTTACCTGCATTTGACAAGTAATGAGTCTTAGATTCATCACCTTGTTTCGGGAAACGGTTAGTAACTTGTACACGGACACCGTTAGCTTTCAGTACAGTACCAGAGGCATAGTCGCCATTAGCTGTAGAGAAGTCACGATCCATTAGTTTATCGTTACGTAGAAGAACGTAGTACTGTGCTGGACGTAGTAAGATTACTGCTTCTGCGATGTCTACATCTTTCTCTTCGATACCTTGACATAGGTCTTGGATAGCGAACTCTAATGCTACAGGATCATTTTCATCCTTTGCTGCACCAAGTTGTACAGTAGTTGCACCTTGGAAACCTTCTGGAGCAGTACGAACAACAGGCGTTGCTAGTGGAGTACCACCACCTGCGCCAGCTTTGATTACTTTAGACCAACCACCTAAATCTTCGTGACCAGTGATTGCATCCGTTACTGGATCTTTAACTGGGGTACGGTTAGTGATCTGTGCTGCCTTAATACCTTGTACTAAGAATGCTTCATCGAAGAACTTACCGATTTCACGACCATGCTCAACACCAACTTCTTTACGAACGTCGATATGAGATTGGAACTCTTCTAACAAGAATGAGTTAGTACGCGCTAGTACGATAGTATCTACTTTGATAGAGATGTTATCGAACGTTACAGAGTTATCATGTGGACGAACACCACGGGCAACTTTCTGTAATGAACTGAAGCCCATACGATCGTTAGTAATTGTATCTGTACCACGAACTGATTTGAACTGGAAGAACTGACGCATGAAAGACGCTTTCAAGAAACGCTTCTCTACTTCACCACCATACTCTTCAACGAATAGTGGATTGATGTTACCAGTGTCAATACCTGATTGATGACCTGGGCGTGTTTGTGCTTGTGCTACTGCTTTATTAATAATAGACAATTGTCTGATTCCTTAAGGATGATTAATTGTAACCGCGTTGTGCGCTTTTGGCACGACGGGCTTGTAATGCTTTAACTTCACGTGAAGTTTCGTAGTTATGCCCTTTAGCTAAGAGCGCATCTAATTCTGTGTTATAGTCTGAGCGTGTAAGATCTCCACCTTTCGGTGCATTAGGTACATTGTCTCCTTCGATACCTTCCATTGGTTGAGTGTATTCACCTGACTTCTGGAATGCGTTAGTTAGTTCCTGTACCGCTAATTGTGCTGCCATACCACCTTGACCTAACAGTTTGTTTAGTTCTTTCTGTTGGTCTGTAGGCACGTTAGTTTTAGCCCATGCGCTTAGTTCATTCCAAGTCTCTTTTCCAGATTGCTCTGTAACGCCTTTGAAGGCTTCTTGTACTTGATCATACACAGCTTGGTCTTGTGCATTACCTTTCTCTACACCCTGCTTATGTAACTGGGTCATTTGGGTAGCTAGTAGACTAGCCATACCCTCACCATGTTGCTTAACTAGGGCTTCGTAAATCTCTGGTGTACATTGTCCACCATTAGCTGTAACTGCGTCACGAGCTTTGAGTGGGTCAACACCTGCTGCACTTAACATATCCCCAGTTTGTTTAGCTGCGGGGTTGTCATAGTTTAGCTTTTGCTTAGGTTCTTCTGGTACAGGTTGCGGAGCTTGTGGCTCGGCAACAGGAGCAGGAGCTTCTGTCACGGGTGCTGGTTTATATACTGGCTCACCTACTGCTGGTGCTGCTTGTGCTGCTGCTGGTGCGCCATCTTCTGATACTTTTTCCATCTTTAGACGGTTCATGAATTTAATCATTATTTAGGTTGTCCTTGTCCTTGTGCTTGTCCTTGAGCGACAGCCTGTGCCTCCATACCCTGCATCTCCGCATTCTGTTCTGCGAGTTTCTTGTCATTCGCCTTAACCGTATCTTCATCAAGCAACACCTTCTTATAATCTACACCATGACCTGCACCTAATACTGCTATTAGTTCTGCGAAGTCAATTCTCTTTGCTACACGTTCTGGTAGTTCAGCTAATTGTGTTAAATCTTGGAAGAAGTGTCTCATGCGATCTAGTTCACTATTACGAGATAGTGACTCTAGTCCTGTTACGATTGTTGGCTCAATGTCTTTAAATACTGGGTTAATCTTAGACAATAAGCGAGTAGCTAAGGGTAGCTGTAATTCAGTTGCTAAATTAGAATAGACACCGCCTAGAGAGGACTCTAGCTCCTGTGCCTGCATACGTATCTCTTCTGCTGTAACACGCTCTGCGTCACGAGTGACTGCTGTGTTCAACAAGAAGGCAGCACCTATACGACGTTCTACCGTTTGGAATTGGTTCGTCAGGAAGTCTGCTGAATTTGATACTTGTGGTTGGTGTACGTATAGATCTTCCTCACGTCCAGATACATATGCCCCTGATCGAGCTTGAGTAATCTCACGAACGTCTGTCATACCTGCTGGATTAACTAAATTCTTTACATCAGTAGCAAGTGTGGTGTAATCCAATATTGCTTCTGCTAGTATACTTAATGTGTGGAAATCACCTGCGTAATTCTCTACTAAACCTGTACCGTAATCTTTGTTACGACATAAGTTCCAAGTAAGAGGTAGCCAAGGTAGTTCATCATGTTTATACATGCCCATTCTAGTGGAGGCGTAGGCGATGTCTTCCATCTCCTGCCATGATACATACTTATTCTCTGCTGTCTTTACTACGCCAGTGTAGATAGAAACATCTGCTTCTTCTTCGTAACCTTCTTCTAATGCCTGTGCACGTAGGTTGTCTGGTAATCCTGACACACTCTTCGTTTCACGCATTATAATCTTGATCACGTTACCTGATAGGTCACGTTTACATGTGTAATCACGTAAGGAATACATTTGCATCTTGCCCTTTTTAGGCATGAATAGCATTGCGTTACCTGTAATGATTAGGTGTTGTACTATTTGTGTCATCACCACACGAGCATTGATCTTATCTAGTTCTCGCATTGCTGCGCGTTCTGTTTCTGATAATGCTACATCAATTTGTGCTGGTGATAAACCACCACCTATACTCTCTCGTTGCTCTTGTGTAAGTCGCATACGAAAGAATGGTCGCGATGGTTGGAATAGTGCCATCATTATTTTGTTAGCTAGATTAGTTACAGCCTGCGCCCCAACGGATTGGAAATCATTCTGCATTTCATCATATTCCATGAGTGGGTCATCTGGGAAGATGTTCGGCAATGTCCATCCTGCATAACGTTCACAACGAGTTAGAGTCTCCTCTCTCGCATAATCGCCACTTAGGAACTCTCCCTTCAACCGAAAGTCACCATCCATATATGTTTCTTGTAGTTCTTGTGGTGTCATGTTGAGTCCTAGATACTAATGTTCGATTTGCCTGATAACACTTCGTTATCTACTTCGTCATCTACAGCTAGACTAATGTTACCTAACTGCCCTTGACCCTCTCCCTCTGTTTCTGCGAACTGTTCTGCACGAGCCTGTGCTGCTCGATCTTCTATTGCTTGTTTACGAGCATCCTCTCGTGCATCCTTCTCCGCTTTCGCCTGTACTACTGCACCGACTACTACTACTGCTGTTGATATCCACATTGCGTTTATCCTCAAGTTGTTGGTAATTGTCTACCAAGTGTTCTTTACGGATGTCTGCTTCGCAAGTCAGTGGTGTAGCACGAAAACCTGTCCACCATGTGTCCTCCAAAGCATAACCTGCTCGTTTAACACCTGCTGGACTAATAAATGTTTTAGGTTCTTCTGTTGCGTCTACTATTTGAGAACCCTCTTCTGAGACTACCTTTATTTTCCCTCGGGAAACTACGATAATCCTCTCAGTTGCATGTATCTCTCCTACTACACAAGTTCTTTTAGGTATATATACT